CGTCGATCTTCTCGTCCTTCAGCAGTGGCAATACCGAGATATCCGAGAGGGTATCTCCGGGCTGGCTGCCAATCACCTCATCGATAAAGAGGCTGGTGGTATTGGCTGAGAGGATGTTCATGGCCTTACCAGAGTCCACATCGGAGATGCCTTTGTAGATCTCACTATGAGCAGCCTTAACCATGATTTTGTTACCATCGATGGTAACCTCTTTATCCACATTGGACTGGTTAGCATCAGGCTCTCCCGGTATGCTCTTGGAGATAGCTCTGCTCATGGTGACGGAGAGATCTTTCAAGCTCTTCTCGATGCTGTGGATGGCATCCCCAAGCTGGAGGTTGGGATTACCCTTCTCCAGTTCACTGATCTTCTCAGTGATGGCGGTAATGCCCTTCTGCAGTTCGGAGTTGTTATTGTGCTCCGCGACCTTACGAAGGCTGTTGAGCTCATTCTTGATCTCAGCCAGACTCGCTTCCGCACTGCGATAGTCATCGGCTCGTCCGTAGATGGATACTCCATTGAACTCGCCTTTCTCAACCTTCTGCCAGAGCTCACTCTGCAGGTTCTCGCATTTGAGGACTTGTACCCAAGAGCCGACTTTGGCATCAGGGAAATGCTCACGGTCACTGGTCTTGAGGATGTAATTCTCTACTACGGTGAACTCCGGTACGGGTTGCATGTTGTGGTTCACATCGCACTTGCCGACCAAGCCATGCTTAGCGAAGTGGTCACAGGCCTTCTGAATCTCGTCTCGAGAGTAGTAATCGCCCTGCGAGTCATGAATGTTGGGCTCCATCAGAGTGACGTAAAGCCGTCCCTGGGTGCCGCTGGTTTCACTCTTGAACTTGCTGGAGTTGATCTTGTGTTCGAAGCTTCTACCATTGGCATTCTTGACCACAAAGCCCTTCTGATTGGCGGGAGTCATCTCATCGAATAGAAGCGAGACTAACTCGACTTCCACGTTCCGGAGTTCTCCCTTGAGAATGGTGCGTTTACGATTCACGCTACCTCCTTGTTGTTGATTGTCAGTTATGTAGTTGTGCATAGTTATTGCGCTCCGAAGTTCCTGTTTTGCATGAAGAGCTGTTCATCAGCGGTCTGCAGAACTTCTGTCAGGTTGCCGAAGTTGAAGTCTTCCGGCTTTACGTTCCAGCCGAAGTCAAAGTTGAACTCGTTTGCCAGGGCTAAAGCCAAGCGGTTCTGCAGCGGTCTGACCACAAACTGGTAGAACATCCTCATATCGCTACTGTTATCGCCACCAAGCTGCCCAGGAATGAGTTGAGAGACTATCCTTGCCGGGACTCTGTGATAAGCGAGGATACCTTCCCTGAGGTCTTTCTTAAGGCCCAAAAAACCGCCTTCCCTGTCTTGCTGACGCAGAGGCTCAAGGCGTATCTTTACGTCCCGGCTCTCACTCTCGATGAGTACTGTGGAGTGGCTCTTGGCATTGCCTTTGACCTCGGTGAGCGCTTTCTCGATCTCGGTATAGGCATCGGTCAGCACTTCATTGCCCTGCTCATCGGTGACTGTTCCGTCTCTGAGAGTGCCGCCTTCCACGATCACGAAATAGTCTATCATCAGTCCGTTCTTGAAGTTGTTGTAGTCGAAGGTCTTGATCTCGCCCAATATCTCGATATTGATGGCAATGGGCAGGCAGGCCAGGCCCCAGGCGTTGGATCTATGGGTTGACTTCTTAACGTGGATGATGTCCTCGTAGGCGAAGTCCTTCTTCTGGTTGTTTTTGACCTGGATGTAGTTGGGTTTGAAGAAGCCGAACTCGTCATAGTTCTCTACTATCTGAACCTCAGAGGGCAGCATCCTCTCCAGTCCCATCCACTGGCCTTGGGCGTTCCGCATCTTGATCAGGAAGCCATTCCCACAAGCGAGATAGAACTTCATCAGTTCTGCCAGGATGGTGGTCTGATCTTCACAGGCAGGGAACTCGGCGGCTTCTATCCAGGCTTTTACCTGGCTGTTCTTGCAGTCAAACTGCATGATGGTAGCCATGGTTAGGGCATCGATACAGCCGGAGTGGTATTCATCGGTATCCAGGAGGTTAAGCAGATTGCTCATTGAATAGGGCTGAGAGACCACTTTCTTGGTCTCGGTTGCTTTGGAGATCAGTTGCTTACCGACTCGGCTGCACTTGGATAAGTCAATCGGCTCTGGCTTGTACTTGCTCTCCAGGATATCTGCAGCGGAGCTGATCGCCAGGTTGTAGGCACCGAGTCGCATCACTCTCAAGAGCCAGCTCCCGTACCGCTTTTCAGCAGGTCAATCTTGGCAATCCTGACCAATCTGGTTCCATCCACTCTGGATGTGTAAAACTCGATACTTGGCAGGTCCCGGTTCATCAACTTCTGATAATAACTCCGGAACTTCTCCTTGAGTGAATATAGCTCAGAGTCTGGATCGGTTGCATTCTGTGCATTAACGATCAGGAATACCGTCCAGGCGATATCGGTATCTACATACTGGCGGGAGGTGCCATGCTTACCTGTCTCGAAATCGAGGATCAGGATGGCGCAAGGCAGGTTCTTGGGGATGTTGTCCTTGTTGTATAGGGTCTCAGCCACTCCAGCAAGATTCAGTGCTTCAGAGATGCGGCTGCGTTCAGCTTGGTACTTCTCGAGTGCGGTCACAGGCTCACCTCGATATCGTTCAACTGCTGATAGATCCACTGCTCCCGGTTAGCGATTACAGAAGCGAACACATTACGAGCGGCGATGCCTTCCCGCTTGATCTTGCCCCTAATGAGATAGGCGATCTCGGCTACGGTCAGAGCTTTACCTGTCTCTTTATCAGTCCAAGACAGGTGCTTACGTTCGACCCAAGCGATCAGGGGAGCGATCGGAGTCCAGGAAGGCACTTTACCGCCCAAAACGAAAGGCTCGTGTTTTACATTGGAGCCTACTCTCAGAATCATGGCTGTATCAGTGGTCTGGAGCAGATAACCTGTATTGCCGTAGAAGTCGCCTTTATCGTAAATCTGCTGTGCCAGGATCTCCTTGCGGGACTCTGCATCGATAACAGAACCGATCAGGTGCAGTCTGCTCTCCAGGGCAGTATAGATAGCCCGGTAAATCTCGATCATCAGTTCATCCGGAGTTGTATAGCTATCAGGCATCAGATCACTCCCACTCTTATGGGACGAGCTTGTCTGGGCTTGAGTTCGTTCAATCGATCCAGACCAGCAGGGTTGAGATAGGCCTGAAGTATTGTCAGTGCTCTTAGTTCAAGGTTGGCTTTGAAGGCGTCTATTTCGCTCCCTGTGAGCAGTTCGGTGGCGGACTGGTCTAATCCTACAGTCTTGACTATTCCCTCGCCTAATGTCTTCAAATTGAGAAACTCGGCAGTAGAGTGCAACATCAGGAAGCAAAACCCAAAACGAAAAGAAATCATGAACGGCTCCTCTTCCGGCAGGTCATCGTGAGTTGCATGATCATAGTGCTCCTGCAGAACCTGTGAGTGGATCATCTCCATAACCAAGCCCTGATGCTCCTTGAAGATGCCATTGTTAGCCATCTCCTTGGGCAGATTGAGGATGGCGAGCATGGCATCTGTCTCGACCGGGATCGGGATCACTTGCCCTTCCTCATCATCTCGGAAAGCTCAATTGCTCTCATGCCCACTTGCTTCGCCCACTTGGAAGCCAGCATGCCATTGGCAGCACGTTCCCAGTCTCCAGCCCCGATGAAAGCAAGTGTATTCTTGAACCCCATGAGACCTTTGATACCGAGATTGAAGCACATGTTGAGCAGTACCGACTGGCGCACCTCATCGAGATGATTATAAATCTCAGGTATCTCATCGATCAGCCACTGCTCGCAGTCCTGGATATCTCGCTCCAGCATAGCGTATGCTTCTTTCTGGGAGATACCTCGGTCATCGAGATTGCGCCCGATACCGATGGTCAACTTGCCTGCAGTGCAGCGGTATGGCTTCAGTCGCAAGCCCTCATGTCTGACTAATTGAGCTTTGATTCGGTTCATCAACTCTTCGGTCATGCTATCTCCTCATTCCAGATGTGATCATTGATCCAGAGCCATGAAAGCACTACCCTGTATGCTGACAAATCAGGATGCATAACGATGCGACAGATTTTGGGATTGACAGAAATCGAGATTGTATATTCATTGCAGAAAGCTATGAAAGTGGTAGATAGGTACTACGAATCATGTCTATCATGACCGAGGGAAATGGATGAGTAAAGAAGCTAGTGCTCGAATAAAGATTAATGATCTTTTGAAAGAAGCAGGTTGGAGGTTCTTTGATGTGAAGGGCAAGCCAGCCAATGTCGTGCTCGAAAACCAAACCAAAGTCACGCAAAAGATGATAGATGAATATGGTGCAGACTTTGAGAAAGCATCTAGGGGATTTATTGATTTCTTGCTTTTAGATGAGCATTCCCATCCCATTATCGTGCTTGAAGCAAAATCGGAAAAGCATAACCCTTTGGTTGGAAAAGAACAGGCTAGAGCTTATGCACTATCTCAGAATTGCCGGTTCATTTTGCTATCTAACGGCAATCTGCACTATTTCTGGGATACACAACAGGGCAACCCCTACATTATCACGAAGTTTCCCTCCCCAGAATCGATGAAGGGCTACGAGCACTACAACCCCGATCCGGATGCATTGGTGAACGAGATCGTGACCACCGGCTATATAGCAGTCACCCAAAAGCATGACTACGCCCAAAACCCTGACTTCCAAAACGAAGATACGAGATCTGAATATCTTAAAAAGCACAACCTCAGCTTATTGAGGACGTACCAAGTTAAGGCTGTTGAATCAATTCAAAACTCAGTTCGTAAGGGTAACAGCCGTTTCCTTTTCGAGATGGCAACCGGGACAGGAAAAACACTTATATCTGCCGCCGTAATGAAACTCTTTCTCAAAACTGGTAATGCTCACAGGGTACTTTTCCTAGTGGATAGATTGGAGTTAGAAGACCAAGCTCAGCGTAATATGGTCAAGTATCTCGAGCATGATTTCACATCCCTAATCTACAAAGAGAACAAAGAAGACTGGAGAAAGGCTGACATCGTTATAACCACAGTTCAATCTCTATTGTCGGGGGATAAATACAGGACCAAGTTCAGCCCCACAGATTTTGATCTGGTAATATCTGACGAGGCACATCGTTCCATTGGCGGCAACGCCAGGGCTGTTTTCGAGTACTTCGTAGGTTATAAGCTCGGTCTAACAGCCACACCGAAAGACTACCTGAAAAACGCTAAACCCAATGAAAACAGTCCCAGAGAGTATGAACGTAGATTACTCCTTGATACTTATGAGACATTTGGCTGCAAGAGCGGTATGCCTACCTTCCGTTACTCACTAATCGATGGAGTTAAGGACGGCTATCTGGTTAGCCCAACCGTGATCGATGCCCGTTCCCAGGTGACCACCCAGTTATTATCAGTTCAGGGTTACGCCTATGTGGAAAAGGATTCAAAGGGGGAGGATTCTACTACTTACTTTGAAGAAAGGGACTTTGAAAAGCGGTTCTTTTCCGAAAACACTAACCTCACTCTTTGTCGAGCCTTCTTGGAAAATGCCGCTTATGACCCCGTCAGCGGTGAGATCGGTAAATCGATAGTGTTCGCTGTAAGCCAAAGGCATGCCACCAAAATCACCCAAATACTTAATGTGATGGCCGATAAAATGTTCCCGGGCAAGTACAATTCCGACTTTGCCATGCAGGTTACCTCAATTATTCCCACATCTCAGCAGATGTCCATTAACTTCTCCAACAACAACCTCTCCGGTAGAGGAAACTTTATATCCGATTACCGCACTTCCAAAACTAGGGTATGCGTTACGGTGGGTATGATGACCACGGGCTACGACTGTACCGATATCCTCAATATTGCCCTGATGCGACCCATTTTCTCACCCTCGGAGTTCATCCAGATAAAGGGCAGGGGGACCCGACGCCACGATTTCTACGAGCAATTTATAGACCCCACCCTCAAGGAACAACACAAAGACAAGATCAAAACAGGATATATCCTCTTTGATTTCTTTGCAGTATGCGAGTATTTTGAAGAGAAGTTCGACTACGACCAAGTCCTGACCCTACCTGTGGCATCAGAACACAAACCTGGCGGAGAACCACCCCCTCCTCCAACAGACGCAGCAGTGATCTACACTCCTGATCCATTAGCACAGATTCAACGCAAGGCTGTTGGGGAAGAGGGTATGAAGATAGACCGCATGTTCTTCCAGAAATTCGAAGATAAAATCAAGCAAGACCCTGTAGTCAAGCAAGGAGTCAACGACGGGAAATGGGACTTCGTTTTGGATTACATCAATCAAACTATGATCGATAAACCAGAGGATTTCTTTACCCTGGAAAAGCTTAGACATTCACTTCAGCTTGATCGTCGACTATCGCTCAGGGAGATAGTTGAAAAAGCCTTTGGCCTGATCCCCGGCTTCAAATCCAAAGACGAACTGCTAAATTCAGAATTCGACAAGTTTATCTCTATTTTTAAACCCATTACTACAGACAACATCCCTGCGCTAAAATACTATTTCAAGGCCTATGTTACCGATAGTCGATTAAGGGACATTATCGAAAGCAGGGACTATACGGAACTCAACACATATCCCCGCTTCGGTATGAAAGACTTCAAGGCTGTAAAAGAGAACTGGCGCACTGCCATCCCAGAATACATCAAGGACTACGTTGTCCTGAATAAGTTTATGTAGGAGTATCATTTGTTAGATTCAATCACGAAAAAGAAGATCGATGACGCCAGGGATATCCTGGTGGGCAAAGTGCCTGTGCCCAGTTCCCAGGTTGAGCAGATCACCATCGCCTTGATCTATAAATTCATGTATGACATGGATAACGAATCAATTGAGCTGGGAGGTAATCCTAAATATTTCACTGGTGATTATGCTCAGTATGCTTGGAACAAGCTCTTCGACCACAAGCTTAGCGGTGATGGTAGGGTAATGCTCTATCAGGATGCTCTGGCTAAGATACCGAATAACGCCTCAATTCCTACTCTCTTTAGGGATATCTTCAAGAACGCCTTTCTACCTTACAGGGACCCGGAAACCCTGAAGTTATTTCTCAAGTGCATAGATGAATTCACCTATGAACACAGCGAAAAACTGGGCGATGCCTTTGAATATCTCCTGGCTGTGCTCGGTTCTCAGGGCGATGCCGGCCAATTCAGAACTCCCCGACACATCATCGACTTCATGGTGGAGCTTATCGATCCCCAGAAAGAGGACAGTATCATAGATCCCGCCTGTGGGACTGCGGGCTTCCTCATCTCGGCCTATAAACACATCATCAAAACCAATAGCTCAAATTACGACAAGGGCACAGACCCTCACACCTTTGCCATCCATAACACCCCTCTGGATGAGCTGGTGATCCAAAACGGCAAGAAATACAACGGAGACCAGCTTACTCCAGATCAGCGGGCTTTTCTACATAAGAACATCAAGGGTTATGATATCGCATTTGAGATGGTGCGTTTGTCTTTGGTAAATATGTATTTGCATGGCTTCAACACTCCCCAGATCTTTGAATATGACACCCTCACCAGCACCGAACGCTGGAATGAATATGCCAGTGTGATCCTCGCCAATCCACCCTTCATGACTCCCAAGGGTGGCATCCGACCCCATCAGAAATTCACTATCCAGGCCAAACGCAGCGAAGTGCTCTTTGTGGACTATATGCTGGAACATCTTACCAACAATGGCAGAGCGGGGATAATAGTACCCGAAGGGATTATCTTTAAATCAGATAGAGCATATAAACAGCTCCGTAAGCTGCTTGTGGAGGAAGATTACTTGGTGGGCGTGATCTCCCTCCCCGCAGGTGTTTTCAATCCTTATTCTGGAGTGAATACATCTATTCTTTGGATAGACAAAACACTTGCGAAAAAAACTGATAAGATCATCTGTCTCAAGGTTAATAACGATGGCTTTGATTTAGGCGCTCAGAGAAGACCTATTGAAGCCAATGACCTCCCTGCAGCCTTTGATAATGCGATGGCATACAGGGATGCCGTCCTGACACAGAGTGAGTACGTTGTCCCAGATAAAGATGTGATTCTGGTGGAGAAATTAAAATTGGCGGAAAGTGGGGATTACAATCTCAGTGGGGAGAGATATTTGATCTCTGGCAAAACCACTTCAGATTACCCTATAGTAAATCTATCTGAGGTAGCAGAAGTTATTTCAGGACAATCACCAGAAGGATTATATTACAATTCTGAGGGGAAAGGTCTCCCCTTTTATCAGGGTAAAACAGAATTTACTGAGATGTACTTAGGAAATCCTACAAAATGGACTACCCAGGTTACTAAAAAAGCGATTCCAAGTGACATAGTAATGTCTGTACGGGCACCTGTAGGTCCTGTTAATATAGTAAAGTTTGAAATATGTATAGGCAGGGGTCTCGCAGCTATTAGATGTACGGATAAAATCAACTACATGTTTTGTTTTCACTTACTGAGAAGTATGGAAAACCAGATCACAGGTAATGCTGGCTCGACATTCGCTTCAATAAACAAGAGTGATATTTGTAGAATAAAAATCCCCCTCCCACCCCTATCAGTCCAAGAGGAAATAGTAGCGGAGATAGAGGCGCATCAGCACGAGATTGAACAATGCAAGCGCAAAATCTCCACCCACGAAAATGAGATTATAGACAGGATTGAGAAATTATGGAAATCATAAGCATTTATACCCGCCATAAAGACGACTCAATATTGGATTTTTATCCTAATGAATACTCACAGGAAGACTTGGACCTTAGTTCATTTGAATCTTTCATAGATTCCACAGTAGCTAATAAGGATGCATCAGATGTCATTGAACTTGAGCGTAGTTCTTATGATATTGCTGTTGAACTGATCGGGACAGATGACTTGCCATGTCCAATGGCTTTGATTATCGAATACAAGATCGGGCAGACTCATTACATTATGTCGATTCCATTCAACAGATCAACTAAAATAGCCTATGTATCAGTTTTTTGTCAGACCCACGAGGAGGTAACATGAGGTTGTTCAAGTTAGTTAAAAACGAAGCCCTGTCCGAAATCAAAGAGGCTAAAATAGCGAAAGAAAAGACTCTTCAGAGCATAACGGAAAAAAACCTATCCCTGCTCTTCGGTTTGGAGTTTGTTTGTTCAGAATTCTCTGTGGGTGATTACAGGCTGGATACCCTCGCCTTCGACCCCGAAACAAGTTCTTTTGTGATTATAGAATACAAGCGGAGTGAAAATAGGAGCGTTATCGACCAGGGCTATGCTTACCTCGGAAAGATGTTGGACAGAAAAGCGGAATTCGTACTCAAATTTAGCAATGTGAAGAATAAGCGCTACGATATCAATGATATAGATTGGGCTCAGTCCAGGATCTATTTCGTTTCAACTGCCTTTAATAACTACCAACTTGGGTCGCTGATCTTCAATGATCTGCCAATTTCGCTGTGGGAGGTAAAAACCTATCATGATGAGCACATCTCATTTCGGCGCATCGACTATGGCAGTTCCAGCGCTAGCATCAAAAAAATAGCTCCTACGAACGCAATTGGCAAGGTGGCTAAAGAGCTGGAAGTATATACCGAAGCTGACCATATTCAAAAGGCTAATGAAGATATCCGCTCACTCTATGAAACGGTTAGGGATAATATATTGGCAAGATGGAACTTAACCTTGGTGCCCAGGAAACTCTATTTAGCCTTTAAGGGAACTACTAACATTGTGGATATTGAAATCCAAAAAGCCCAACTGAAACTCACTCTGAATGTTCCCAAAGGGAAGCTGGTTGATAATCTGAACTTAGCTGAGGATGTCTCCGGTAAAGGGAAATGGGGTAATGGAGCATATCAGATCATCATGAAAGATGAATCTAATCTTTCACACATATTAAGCCTGATAGAACAATCGGCTAAGCTCCATCAGTGAGGATATGCCAGAGAAACGTGCTACTTTCTGCGATCTACTTTAGGTGAGTTATGTAATCACATGGTGAGAAGAAACACCTTGATCGAATCACCGGATTAATAATACTGGCTTACCGATGAAAACTACTAAGAAGGAAAACATGCAAACTGAACATATAGTCTACAATGCATCAGCCACTATGATGAAAGATGTGAAAAATGAATCCGTCTCATTAGTGGTCACATCACCTCCCTATCCAATGATAGATATGTGGGACGATAGTTTCAATGCCCAACATGTAGTTATCGAGACAGAAGACGATACCAGAATCATCACAACATTCAATAACATGCATGTGATACTAAGAGAGGTCTGGAAAGAATGCTATAGAGTGCTCAGCCCTGGTGGTTACTTGTGCATCAACATTGGGGATGCAACAAGGACAATTAATGGCACTTTTAGGTTGTTCTCCAATCACTCGAAGATATTACAGGATTGCTTGGCTCTTGGATTTCATAATCTCCCGAACATTATCTGGCGTAAGCAGACAAATGCACCAAATAAGTTTATGGGCTCTGGCATGCTTCCGGGCGGGGCTTATGTAACCTTGGAGCATGAGTATATTCTGATTTTTAGAAAACCTGGAAAAAGGCTATTTAAAGCTGATGCCGATAAGAAATTGCGTAAAGAAAGCGCTTTCTTCTGGGAAGAGCGTAATATTTGGTTTTCTGATGTTTGGGATTTTAAGGGTACTAATCAGGGACTCAACGGCAATGCGGCCAGAGAACGAAGTGGAGCCTATCCAGTTGAGTTACCTCACAGATTGATAAACATGTACTCTCTACGTCGAGACACTGTTCTTGACCCTTTCCTGGGAACTGGAACAACAACCCTGGCTGCTATGTTAAATGGTAGAAACAGCATTGGTTACGATATTGATCCATCTTTTTTGAATGTCTTGGATTCAAGAGTGAATGGCTCTTTTATCGCAGAAGCTAACCGTATAACCTACAATCGGATTAGGAATCACTCCCAGTTTATCGAAGATTATACGAAGAAAGGTAAACAGCCAAAGCATGCTAATGCAAACTACAACTTTCCTGTGATCACTAGCCAAGAGACAGACCTCAAGCTATATGGAGTATCCGATATCGCACGGGAATCGAATAATAAATACTCGGTGACTTATACAGAACCAGACGTTAACCAGCAATATCTCTTATTTTAGCAACAATCTCCTGTAGGTTAGTAAAGTCTTCTCTCTCGTTGTATATCAGATAATAAACAGGTTTACCCCAGGATGTGTTGGCTACATAATTGAAAGTAACGACATTCTGCCTCATGAAGTAAAATGTGTGAGGCTTTATCTGGATTCCGCAAACCTCATTACCACTCTTATGTACTACAAGATCTATTCTATACTCAGAATCAAGTTCTGCAGACGCATCAATTACTTCGAGTGAAGGCAATTGAGAACGAAGGATCGATTTTGCCTTGTCTTCAATGAGGTTCCCTTTAAGAGATTGAGTAATGAACAGGTCGTATTCCCACCTTTTGCATTCTTCAAGGGAGTACTTATATCTACCCCATTGCTTTATCTGTGACTCGTATAAATTTCGTCCAAAGTCTTCTACTGTGCCTTGACTAAAGATACCACAACTACACTTGTTTTTATAATGATATTCAATAAGTTCGACAAGCTCATTCTTTGTTCGTGGCTTATGCTCCCTAATCAACTTCATGACAGGGACTGATTTGTGGGGTGCAGAGATACCCTGCTGTCCATTTAAAAGATTGAGTTCTCCGCCTGTCAGTGACATAATTCTTCTTCCAGTGAATCAGCATATTCAATGACCAATCCGTCTTTTGTCTTGTCATAGTAAATCTCATGTACTTTTATCTCAATTGGCAGGATAAGCATAGTTTTGAAGGTAATAGGTTTTACACTTACCAGGGCAGTGCCGATAACTCCATCAATGTTTCGACCTTCTTCCTCCGGGGTAGCTGTTCTATAAGTACAATTGAACTTCTCTCCGAGATGTTTAAGTATCGCTCCCTGAACTCGTAGTCCTGCATAAGTCTTCGTTATAACCAAATCAGCAACCCACTGACTTACCATTTCCTTGTCAATTTGCGTAATAGCATCTTGAAAGCTTGTGATCATAGTATAGATTCTATTAGCAGCATCTTCAATCGCATTTGGATTCTGATCAAGATACCACTCTTCCCATTCCTGGAGAGATTCGCCGGGAAACAACTGAATGAGTTCGCTCATTTGACCGACTACTTGAGGTCGTGTTCCTTGAGAGTTTTGATTTGCCAAATTCATCAACTGAGTTGTGTACTTTGGAAACAATGGCACATGGGCATTTAAGAGCCTAAGCAGTTCATCGTTCTTGATCTTGTCCTTTTTGGGCATTAGTTACACTCCTTGATCTTTGTTTCTGTCATCCACCTTGAATGAACACGCCAAATGACCACATGGACATTGAATGATCGAAGGTCCTGATGTCAATGATTTCTTTTTATGGGGGCGCCACCAATGAAAAATATGAGTTCGAGATATATATTATCAATAACAATAGCAATATCTTAGACTAACCACAAACCATGATTGGAGATTCTGATGAATTTCTGATTTATCATGCTCGTAAACTTTACAGGATTGCGGCTTGACATAATGAGCAATGTCATATAGGGAGGGTCTATGATATAATCAAAGGAGAATCTTCATGAATGAATGCAACACAATAGTGACATCAGGGATTATTGATAGGCTCACAGTAGATATCACTGTGAATAACTGCAGAAATCCTCATGATTATCATCCAAAGCCTGCTATACGATTAGTGTTGGTATTAAATTCCGCTCTCTTGATGAGCGTTGCGTATTGATTGGAGGCAATAATGATACAACCGAAAGCATTTACTGAGCAAATTCTTTTTCATACAATAAGGATAGAATGTGATGGATCTACCGGGACAGGATTCTTGTTTGCATTTCAAACTGACGATAGAATCCCAATTCCTGTTATTGTTACAAACAAGCATGTTGTGGATTATAAGAAGCATAATAAGGTCAAATTCTCGCTTCATCAAAAAGATTCAAGTGGACATATCCTCACGGAAGCAGTCATCTGTGAGTGGGAGTCCGATTGGATACACCACCCTATAGGAGAGATCGACCTATGTTGTACGCTGTATGAACCAATCAATCGTGCTGCTAAAGATAAGGGAATTGAGCTTTTTGTAACGACATGTACGGACGATATGATAAGCACGAATGAAGAACTAAATGATATGCAAACGGTTAATGATGTCCTAATGGTGGGATATCCCGATGGGTTGTTCGACAAAAAGCATAATCTGCCCATTATTAGAAAGGGTATTACAGCGACTCATCCAGCTATCGACTACGAGGGAAAAAGTCTTGGAATTATTGATATGGGATGTTATTATGGATCGTCAGGTTCGCCGATATACACATACCCTGGTAGTGCACAGTATTCTAAATCGAAAGGATTACAAATAGGAGTATCAATTTCTAAGTTCTTAGGCATCTTTTTTGCGTTTATTTGCGCAGATGATGATGGGGAAATAATAGCAAGAATACCCGATAAGAAAAGTAAGAAAAGCAATTGTAGAACTCCTGAGGATGAGCTCCGATCCACTACTGAAGTCAGTTTAAATTTGGGTTTCTATATCAAAGCTAAAGAACTCCAAATACTTAAAGACGAGGTTTTCAAAACCTATAATATTAGTAGATAATTTCGGTAGAAGTCCTGCACTTCCAATGAAATGGCGGGAACGGTGTATGCGCACCTGAGACACCTACCGGATTCATCTCTGAGTCGTATTCGATCTGATCGTCTTTTATCCAGGGTGCCAGGGCTTTGATGTAGTCTCTGGCATCATCCAGGCTGTTGGACTTTGTATCAAGAGCCATCAGGTTATCCATTACCTCCAGAGCATCGTTTAGGGGATAGACCTTATCCTGGGCAGCCAGGGCCCGGCAGATGTCACTCGTGCGGTCATCCAGGATCACCACGAGCTTGTAGTATTTGGCTTTGGCTTTCTTGTAACCTTGTAGCCTTCCGAACTCTCTTATTCTCAATGCAGTATGCTCTGCCAGTCCCTGCCAGTAATGGGATGAGCGGTTGGCGAGATCATTAAACTGGTCTTTGAGGGTATCCGCAAGCATCTCCTTGGTATAGCCTTGCTCTATGGCCTTGGATAGTGTATCGGCAAAGTTCTGCCTGACGTCGGATTCAAAGTGATTACCGATCCAGAACAACTGCTGCTTTTGGATGGTGGTTGATAGATGCTGATCTTCAATACCCCATAGTCCGATACTGGTCTTGGTTGGGGCTTGTACTTGGGTGTCTCGCAGTCCGAGCCGCACACAACGGTCTATTATCGCCTTGGTGGGCTCATTGACAAGGGCTGCGAAGTCATCTCCCAACTGGGTATTGATGATGCCCATAAGCTTATCTATGGAGTTCTGGTTGAGCTTCTCTACTCTGGGCATATCACTCAGCATCTGGATGGCGAGCCTGGCTGCATCCCTGATCTCTGTTTTCCATGCATTATTCAGTACTCGGTAGTACTCAAGCATGAGCTTATCGTAGTAGTTCATCAGAAGATGAACCTCCGTACTTTCACTCTATTTCTGCCGATATCGTATTCCGAGAAGCGTTCTAAGCATCCAGCAAGAGCATCACAGCCATCGATATAGCCATCAGGATAAGTCAGGAACTGGGAGATCAGAGTGGGAGTATCCTGTCCCTCCGGGAAGAGCACCTTGGCTGTCTCGATGATGGTTTCGGTTCTCTCGATACGGAGGTTCTTGTTGTCTTTGTTATCTATGCGTTTGATTCTGTGGGAGATGGGTGGCAGATGGTTATCGGTAGCCCATCTATCAAAGTCAGCCAGGATACGAGCTTGTCCGTAGGTGGTCTCACAAGCAGCTCTGGCTTTCACTCGGTAGGTGCGATCCAACTCCTGATAGGCATCATAGTAGTATCTGAAGAACTTGGTGTTCTCGGTTTGACGTATCCAGGCATGGATCACATAGAAGCGGTTTCCGTCATAGCCAATGGAAATGATGGCTTTGAAGCAACCTTTCTCTCCCCAAGCAGGATCGGCATAAAGCCAGACCCGCTTCATCTGGGATGGTTCTGGCAGGGTCCGGTACTTGGTGAACCAGTGGTTCTTGAAGATGTTTCCTTCGATGACAGGCTGTCCAAGCATCTCTCTCTGATAGCCTGTCATCCCGAACTTGGCTCTCAGGTTTGGCAGAGTGGCAGTAGGGTATTGAGCCTCCCAGGTGGACTTGCCATGCTGATCTTCGAGAGAGAAGCGCAATATCGCTTTTTGGTGCGTTTTCAGAACCGACTGGTATCCCAAGTCCAAATCCGGGTTGTCGGCCCGCATTTCGCCTAATATGAGCTCCTGAAACTGGCAGATGGCATAGTTGGGATGCACCAGGTTACCGAGCCAGATGATTCGACCACCACCCTCAGGTGCGAGGGCCCCGGCAAGCTCCTGGGAGATCTTCTCCATGCGTCTCTTGCCGATGGACTGGTTACCCATGTTCTCTTCTTTATCGATATCATCACAGACGATCAAACCGGGCCGTTTAGCAGTCTTGGGATTGATTGTTCCTCTATGAGACTGCTTGATAGAACGTGCTCTGATCCTGGCTTTGTTCTTGAGATAGAAGTCCAGATCAAAGGCATCCATAGGCTGCAGCTCTGGATAGTCGATAGTGAGCCGTTTATTGTTCTGCAGCTCATGAAGGGTGAATGCGGTCCTCTCCTGTGCCAGATCTACGTCTGCGGCAGTATGGATCACGTAGCGTTCACCTTTGATGATCATCCAGATCGGATAGACCACTCCCATGAGAACCGTTTTGCCCAGCCCACGAAAACCGGTAATGGCGATGATGCCTGAGCGCTTATCAGTCTCATCGAACATAGTCTCATGTGCTGGGCAAAAAGGTAGTGGGAAGATATGCGGGAAATAAGTATGGCAGAAGAACGAGAAAGCATCCCAACCCTCAGCGGTAGTCCTCCTGATCCTCTCTGCCTTGGCTTCGGGATTATCGTCTATAAAAGGCAAGACGGAGATCGTTTTGGATGCGATCTCCGTCAGAGCCTTGTTATGCCGTTGGATGAACTTCTTAGGCATAACTGGGTAACCCCCCGACGCCCAGGGGGACGGGCGTCGGGGACCCGGAGGTCGGAGGACTGACCATGTCGGGCTGTTGGCTTGGAGGGTACGTAGGGTCTGTAGGCTTAGGCTTGGGAGGCCTTATGTAGGATGCAGGAAGGTTAACCATTTCTCACTCTCAAGTAATCTGCCAGATCGTGCAGAATGCTTTGGAATTGCTTGAGCAAGGTCTCATGCCCTTTCTCGATCATGAAGTCGGTAACCTGATCCAGGAACTTGACGATGTAGTCGTTCAGTTCTTTGGATGGTTGCCGATCCTTCTGATCCTGCTTCATCATGCTCACCAGGCTTTGGATGGCAGTATCGGCAGGGTTCTTGGCATACTCCCGGAGCGCTTGAATAAGGGCCTTCTTGCGGGCAATGGCGATCTCGTGGTCGAGTTGGTTCTCTTCTTTAAAGAGTTCGTCCCACTTGCCGCTCTTGACCCACTTGCGGACGGTGATATCGGAGACTCCGAAGATCACTGCCAGTTCCAGCGGATCGGTCTTGCCGTTTAAATAGGCTTCTTTGCAGTTGTCCCGCTTGATGCGGAACTCACGGCTGTTACTCATACTCGGGGCGTACCTTGTGCTTCAGCAGATAGAGGTTGAGGTCTTTACCGGAACAGCGGAGCTGTCCGTTTTCTTTAGTACGGAAGGCTGGCAGAGGATCACCAATGTCCCGTATCCAGCGGTAAACGCTGGAACGGTCGACCTTGAGGATATCGGCTATCTCATCGGTGCGGTAAGTGCGTTCATCATTGAAGATGCTCATCGTTTCATATTCCTCGGCAGTGTTGGTATTCATAGATGCCATTATTCATTCTCCAGTGTTCTTATCAAATTGAGATGCATTACGCTGCCACTGTTTCTCAGAGGGCAGGGAAGTTGAGGACGATCTGGCGGAACTGGCCCGACTCATCACGTTCATAGAAGTTGATGTACTGCTTAGTGGATACCACTTGAATAGCCTGGTCGATCAGCTCCATAGCTTCCTTCCATGTTTGATCCTTGATGTTGTAGCGGCGTAAGCGCAGGATGCGGTACTTGGCGATCTCGCCTTTCTTATCGACTTGGAAGGCCTCGCTGATTATGGCTCGTAGGTTGACATTGGAGTCGGCTGACCATGCTTTCAGGCACTCATCGATCTTCTGCTTGGCAAGTTGGAGTTCTATGCCGAACTGGATGCGTTCCTTGAATCTGATCTCGACCCGGTACTTGCCGTCAAAACTGTTGAGGACGGCATTGCCCTTCCAATCGAGTCCATTCTTCTCGGCTACCTGCTGGAGGTACAGCTCCACGTCCTCAAAGAACTGGTTCTTGTCTGCGACCATGCGGTCATGCAGCTTGATTGCCCGGTTGATGGTCTTGGTTACGATGGAGTCCTGCTTGAGGATTTCCGGCCTGATTATCGAGAGGGGGATGCTCTGTCCGTTAGCGTCAATACGAGTGGGAATGGGCTTCTTAGCCTTGGGGGTCTTGGGGGTGTCCATTGGATGTCTCCTTCTTGGTTGTATTTTTGGTTTTCTTTTCATTCTGTTTGATGTAGTACTGCAGCATTGCGATCACAGCTCTGCGCTCCTTCTTGTTAAGTAGGTTCCAGTGGGTTTTGGAATAGTGGTTTATCATGAATGCCCTCAGCTCGGACTCGGTCCATCCCGCTGTCTTCATGAGATAGAACATATACTTGCCCTGACGGTCGAAGCTAAAGATTTGGGGCCTGCCATGCTTACGGTACTTGAGCAGGAGAGCCTTTAACTCAGTTAAGCGATCCTCCGGCAAAGCCCGGAGTGATTCGCCATAGCCCAAGCCCTTGGTGATGAACCTGAAGGCATCGAGCGGCCAATGGAACTTCTTGACCCGAAGGCCATGTATCTGTTGACGTAGTTTTCGTTCTCGCTGTTCCTGAGTCATAGAATGCCCTCGCTCTTTACTTGTGGTTAGTAGATTTGGTTTTTTTCTTACGGTTGGGAGTGCGTTTGATACCACATTCCAAGCGCTTCTGCTTGATGATGCCTTTAGTGATGACAGTGCCCACTTTGTGCATATTCTCGTAGCAAGTTACATAGTATCCAGCTTTTCTAATGCCGATGGCATCCACCGAGATCAGAGCCTCCAGGTACTTGAAAACCCACTGGCGGCTTCTCCCGATTTTAGCGGCTATTGCTCTGATAGATCTGATGTAACAATCCTCCAGAGACCACATCAGCTTCTCGCAGTCTTCGATGCTATAAGCCCAATCGGTGCAGTGGATGGTACTGATTCGGGCCGTATGTTCATAGTCCCGGCTATAGATCGGATCACGTTTTGAGATCTGGCGAACACAGTTTTCAGCTACCAGTTCATTCAAGATTCGCTTGATGACTCGCCGGGACAGGCCTGTGCCTTCCATGATCTGTTCAATTACAAAGAAGTTCCGGCTGGAGGTGACGAAGCGGATAACTAGGTCTTTGGAGGTCATAGTGCCCCCAGTTTGGTGTTGATCTCGTTCATTGCCTGGATGGGATTCATCTTACTGCGAAGTTCGATCATATGCATGATCTTGATGGCTTTCCTCAGGTTCCCGGCAGCGTTGAAGTGGATGTAGTTAACCAGTGATTCCGGGCAGGGGCAATTCATCATCTCCTGGGTTAGCAACTGGATGTCATCCTTGCTGATAGTCTCGAACTCGTAGAAGTAGTTGCAGCGGTCGAAGTAATAGGCATTGATCTGGTTGAGCCTGTCCTTGGCATTCTGCATGCCCACCAGAATCACTACTGATAGCGTTTGATCCACCAAGTCCCGGATCGAACCGAGCAGTTCGTGATAGCGGAAGGCATAGTCGATCTCATCGATGATGATGACCGTATCCTCATGGGAATGCAGGAGCCTGATGCATTGCTTGTAGAGGGTGTTACAGGGTCCTACTGGCAGATAGTCGCCCATCCCGAAGTTAAGGTAGAGGCTCTGCAGCAGTTCTTTGGCGAAGGTCTTGGGTGTGGTAGTGGCTTCCAGTCTGATATACACGTAGCCACGAGTACAGGCTATGCGCCTGGCATAAGTGGTCTTACCGAGGCCGGGTCTGCCATACAGCATGCCCAGTCCCACCATCTCCAGGCGGGGACGCTTGAGCAGGAAGTCGATGCACTCATCGGCTTTCTGGACGTTGTGGATCGGGACAAGTTTTCCTTGCTTCATCTAATCCTCCTTATTTGATTCCGATCGTCTTGAGCATTATCTTGAACTCTTCATCGTCGAAGGGATCGAACTCGTTTGATCCTTCGAGTGAGGTATGTTTATCGTTATCTTCATTATTGATTGGGAGATCAGCCGGATCAGGTTGGCTGGCAGCCATAGCCTGTTCCTGCTCGATTACTATCTGCTCCAGCCTGGCGATTTCCTCTTCAGGACCCGGGGCTGGAGCCTCGATCATCGGTGCTTGAAGGAAGGTGGGGTTGTTATCGGCTGGGATCTCGTTCATATAGCTCTTGAGCAGCTTATCCACCGATTCCTGATTGCTGCGCACGAAGCTCCTGGTACGCTGTTCGGTCAGCCGCTGTAGCTTCTTGATCTGGGTGTATTCCTGGCGGTATTCCTTATGTGACTTGCTGCTGAGCATATCGGCCTGGATGAAGGGATGCTGGGTCTGGCGCAGGGAAGCCTGGCAGATGAAAACATCCGACTCGTCATAGACCAGTACCCATCTCGCATCAGCCAGATCGTATCTGATCACTACCGGCTTGCCCATGTGGAAGACCAGGGCGGGATGCCAGTACTTTAGCTTGTTCAGCACGATGCCCTCGTTGCGGATGGCCTTGCGCTCCACGCTCAGCATCATGAAGTTGAGCCGGGAAGGATTAACTAGCCTGTCCTGCGGTTTGGGAGCCGAGTTGAACACTTCCCATGGCTTGCGGTTATCCAGTCCCCGGTGGGGAGTGATGCCATATACATGTCTGATATAGTAGCCGATCATCTGCATTGCTTCCTCAGTGGTAGGCGGTTCGCAGGCATAAAGTTTCTTGATCCACTTCTCGTTACGCATCAGAGTGGCAGGCTTATCGGCTATATTGGCTCCCCGGAAGCTGCTGATGAAGCGTTCGAACTGCTCCTGGAAGGTCCGGAAGAACCGCTCGATGATCTTGGCCTTCGCATTGTAGCTTTCGGCGAACTGGGCTTTAATCCCCAACTTGGGGAATATGCCACCCAGTTCCTTAGCCAGGTCATGCCCTTCCCACTGCTCGTGAAACAGCTTGCTCTTGAAGGCCTTGCCATTATCGAGATAGACATACTCGGGCAGGGCTCCCCAGTTGAGGAAGCCGTTTCGGAAGGCAGCCTGGATGTGCTGGCTGTCCTCGGTGAAGGCGAGCGTGGCACCCACAGGGTATCTGGAAGCCCAGTCGAAGACCATGATCATGGTCATGCGTTGCGCTTTCCCAGTCTTGGGATTGAGGATATCGAAGGCCAGGACATGCCCATCGGCTACCCAGACTTCACCCACGCTCAATAGTCTGCTATCACGGTGGATGGTCTTGATGATGTGCTCAGCTACGAACTTGCTGCCCTGCCTGGCTTGTTCCCACATCGCCAGGTTATCATCCCGCCATTCCTCGACCCATCTTCTTAGGGTTGGTACTGAACTGGGTGAGTCGATCAGTCCGGTCTCGGCTTTGGCTTTCATGAACTTAAGGGCACTGCCGATGCTGATCCGGTTAGGATGCAGCAGGATCGCCAGCAGCACCTTGCCTTCTAGCTCGGTGATCTTGCGTTGCCGCTTCCGATAACGGTTGCCATGCAGTAGGGCATACATGTCCTGCTTGCTCTCTTCATAGCGTCCCAGCCAGATACGTAAGGCCCGTTCGGTGCGTTTCCCTTTAAGGGCATAGAGTTCCGGCACCAGGATGCCATTGTTGTATTCCTCAGTGAGCAGTTCCCACTCCCGGCCTTTGGACTCGCTATGCTGGAGCCGTTCCAGCACTGTGGTGCAGAAGTATCCCATCAACCTGGCTTCGTTATCGCATTTGACTGGCACTCGCTCCTGAGGAGTGAAGTCGATGTACTCATCATCAGGATCGTTGGGATCGCATAACTCACCTTCCAGTACGATGCTCTCATCCGGCTTGGCGATTTCAATCGGTGTGACAGATTGAACTGGCACTGGTTCCAATTTCGGTTTAATCTCCTGGCCTTTACCAATCTGGTTAAGCAAATCCTGCTTACCCTTCCAATCGGGATAGATACTCTGATAGAGCTCCGCGTAGGCCAGAGGATCGATCTCATCATAGATGCTCATGTTTGTCCTCCTTGCTGTATTTGTAGATCAAAGCGCTATGCAGGTCTTTGCCATCCACCTTGAGAGTGATCTCAATGAAGCCGGCAGGTACTAGGTTCCTGGCCTGGCAGTCTGCCATCTCCTTTATATATAAGGAAGGCTCGGTCAGCAGGAAGGTCTTCATGACCTTGTAGCCATCCTGCTCGACCAGATGCTTGTGCACTTCGATCTGGTTGCGCTTGATATAGCGCCATACGGTGCGGGTGGAGCAGCTCATCAACTCCGCTGCCCGCTCCACGGTCAGCCAGACTGACCTTATCTTGTTCTTGCTCATGTTCAGCCTCTGCCAATAATTCTCAAATACCGGTATGACCACTGTGACACCTCCACTCCGGTGGCGTGTCACAGAGGTCGGATAATCTGTCACAGTGGTGGCCTTTTTCTGGCCTGGCGATCTGTCACAGCGTTCAACATATCTGCTGATCAGCATCGACGGCTTTTTTCTCCGATTGGAAGGGTGTGTGACACCTGTCACAGAGGTCGGTGTGTCACAGAGGTCGTCCTTGACCCTAGTTTCTCCTGGCTCGTAAGTAGTCGCTTTCATAAGCGCCTCCCCTTAGTTATTGTTGGGTGCTACATAACTGCATCGCAATAACTTGGGAAGTCCTTTCTGCTCTTTCCGGCAGGCTTTGAAATCTATCTGATACGAGCGGAAGAATCCGCCGCCGAATCACAACTATATAAATAAGCATTGACAAAAAAGATAGACAATTTATCTTGTCTACGGATGCATAATCTTACCCATACGGCAAAAGGTCAAGCGAAAAATGACCTTATAGGAGGAATAATGGACCC